ATTAATAAAAATTGGGGAAGTATTGAAGAGGTTGCCAAGGCAGCAGAATATACTGAAGAAGATGAAAGAAAATATTGGATTGCTAGAATGGGTAAGCAAGCAGCACTGGATGTATATACAACAGGTAAGATTGGAACTGGTAATTTAGACTCTATTGCTATGATGAGAGAAGACGATCAGTTTGCAACTCTCAATGTTGCAATGCAATATTCTGGTTTGATGAGTGCGGGTATTGGTAAAATACAAAATGAACTGAAACCTTACTTAGATAAATTAATGATGGATGGTACTACTCCTCGTATTCCTACTATGGAAGGGATTGAGGATAGTCTCAACCTTAAATTATATGAACAATTAACTAGTAATGAACAAAAGAGTATTCAGTCTGCCGATCAATCCGAAACTGAGTGAAGAGTTTGTAGTTAATACATTTATCCCTTTTCTTAAAGAGTATCGAGAATATATACTAGATTTATATTTTACATGTAGAGTCCCTCCGTTTGATCAAGACGCTATGGGAGATACTTTTTTGTCTCCAGATGCTTTAATAGAATCAGCAATTTATATTTCTAACCAGTCTGATATACCACTATCAGCAACCTTTAATAATATATGGGTAAGACCTGATCAGAAAAATTTGGATTTGTGGATCAAAGAGTTTGCTCCTATCTACAATGCAGGAGTTAGAGTTGTAACTCTACCACATACATCATGGGTTTCTACAGGACAGATAAGATCAGTATTCCCAGAGTTGTTCATTAAGAATACTATCCTAAGAGAGGTAACAAGACCAAATGAAATAGTATCACTAGCAGAAGCAGGATTTAATTATATAAATTTAGACCGTGATCTCATGAGAGATCGTGATCAGTTGTTACGTATCAGAAAAGCAAAAGACTATTGTGCATATCTAGGAAAACCTGTTATGCTTTCAATGCTTGTCAATGAAACATGTTGGGGTGGTTGCCCTATCATGCCAGAGCATTATCAATATAACAGCACTAGAACAAAGGATGATCCTATATTTTTTGCTAGTCCTATCAGTAGAGTTTCTTGTTCTACATGGGATGTAGAGCATCCTGAGTTTGATCTCAAGCAAGCAAACCTACCTCCATGGAGAGATGATTGGGTAGAAATGCAAGAACTTGGTATTGATACATTTAAACTACATGGCAGAGAAAGTATGATGAGATTGCAAGAAAGCATGGATCTCATCAAGAGGTGGGCAGATAAAGAAGAATATATGTTTCCTGAGTATAAAAAATATACTGAAGCATTAAAGATAAAAGATTCTCCTATTAATAAATGGAGAGAGAAAATAAAGACATGTAAGTTTGACTGTTGGGATTGTAACTATTGTGAGGCAGTAGTACAGTCACACATGAAAAAACAAGACTTAATTGTACATCCACAGGTAGAAACATGTATAGAAGCATTTACAAACTCAGGTAAGTACCTTTCTAATCACAGGACATATGATCCTAATGACCCAAGTGCATACTACAATGTGGAGGGATTGACATCTGCTAGGGTAAGGCATTTCTTAAATAACCTCTGTTCTCAAGAAGGTGCAGTATATCTTGAGGTAGGTGTCTATGCAGGATCTACATTCTGTGCTGCAGTTCAGAACAACGATATGGTTGCTGCATATGCAAATGATAATTGGTCACAACCTAACTTACAACCAGCTAAAGAGGGTCTTGATTTGTCATTGCAGAATGTGACTGTAGATACCTTTGTTAAAAACTTGCAGGAAAACATAACTACAGACTCACTCGATTTTGATATACAAGTTTTAAAAGGTGATAGTTCTGGTCTCAGTAAAAAAGATTTTAAACATGATGTAAATATTATATTCTATGATGGTGATAACTCAGAACATAAGATGAGAGAGTTCTTTATCAACATGATAGATTTTACAGAGGATGTATTTACTCTGGTGGTTGATGATGCAAACATACAAGAAAACGTTGCTATAACTAAAAGGTTTATAGATGCTATGGGGTTAAAAGTATTGTATGAGAGAGAATTATTGAATGATCAAGAAGATCCAGAGATGTGGTGGAATGGTTTATACGTAGTTGTACTTTCAAAATCAACTTTATGATTACAAATATCTAGAAAAAATTTTTTGGGTAATTTTTCCCTATAAGGTTTTCTGCTAAATAGCATTGTGGAATAGTATTGATAGAGAATGTCACAGTTAAATGTTGGGCAAGGAATTATATCTTCCCAGTTAAGACTACCTCAATATAACGGAGAATCCAACTATCCTACTGGATTAGGAACAAGTGATGCGGGAGTGTGTGTATTTGACACTAGTGCAAAACAAATCGCATTCTGGGATGGAACAGAGTGGAGAAGAACTATAAGTGTTGGACAAGAAGATGGACTTACAGCTGGAACTCCAATCATCAACTTTGCTAACTGGGCACTAACAAACCCCAGTTCTGGTCAGTATTGGATAGCACCAAGTCAAGGTGTAGCTGCAGAAAGAGTATATGTAGATACCAATGGAAGTGGATCATTTACAGGCATCACCTCTTCTGGTATATGGGTACAAATAAGGTATGATAGATCATACTACAATCGTAGTGATGCTTGGAGAGGACAAAGTGGTTTAACCAATCCATCTAATGAAAGCACTACTGCGTTTAGTGGATTGTTTGGTTTTGAGCAAAATTCATCATGGATTGCAGGAATGTTAGGAGTTTCTCTTGAAGTAAGACAAGTCTTTGAATCATGGGGTTATGGTTCTGTGGGTTGGACTTATCAAGGAAGCAATGCGTACATGGAAGGTAGAGGATTTGATGGTGTGAATTATACTAGATGGGGTGGAAATGGTGGAACTCACACTGGTGTTAGTGGTGGAAGATTATCTGGAATGTCTCACAGCATTACTAGTATTAACGGTCCTTGGAATAATCCAACATCAAACCAAACTGACCAAACAGATAGAAACGATAGTACTTGGAGATATGGTCGTTTCTACTTCAGATGGACTGGAGGAACTACTAAGAGACCACTACCAATTATAGGAGTATATAACGCTGACGTTGATGGTAGTTCTGAGCAAAGATACTTCCCATTCCGTGACTCAGCGGGTGGATGGTCTGGACAAGGAGAAAGTAACACATATATCAAAGTAGCATAATCTGTGCTATAATTTTATTAAAGACAATTTTATTATGACATGCGACAATTTCATATTAGAAATACCTAATGCTTTTACTGCGGACTGGTGTAATGATATGATCAAAACCTTTAACGAGCATCCTGAGATGCATAAAGTTGGAGGTTTTTCTGACATCCATGGTAATTTAAAAGCGGATGATCTTAGAAAGAAGGATACTGAAATAGGATTTGATCCTTCATATGAAAAGAATGAAATATGGGGAGATAAAGTGTGTTTTCTCATAGATGAAATGGCAAAGTACATCAATGTGTATATTGATAAGTATTCATTTCCAGACAATATCTATCCTGACAAAAGTACGAATGGGTTGGGAGGGATATCACCTCTAATGATTGAAGCAGATTTTAATATGCAAAAGTTTGAACCTAATGAAGGATTTAAACAATGGCATACTGAGACGGTATCTGATAGAAATTCTTATAGACAAATAGTGTGGTCAATATATTTGAATACTATAAATGAAAAAGGTGGGACTGAATTTAAGTTTCAAAATTATAGATGTGCAGCAGAACAAGGTAAATTAGTCATGTGGCCTGCGGGTTGGACACACTTTCATAAATCAGAAGTTGCACCTAAAGAAACCAAATATATAATAACAGGGTGGGTCATGTATAAAGAAACTGGGGGATCTATAGGGATTGAACAGGGATCCATGAACGAACCACCACCATTTATCCAACTAGGATAAATAATACACTTATCATTTTAAACTATGGATGCTACACAAATGGTCAAAGAATTTACTGACCAATTAAAAGAACAAAAAGCAACAATTGTCGAATTGGAGAAACAACTTAAAACTCGTAATGAACAAGTATTAAGATTGGAAGGTGCAATAGAAGCACTTAACATGACACTTAAAGAACCAGAAGAAGCGAATGGCACTGAAGAAGTCAAGTGAACTAAGACAACAAGAACACGTAAATTCTAGGCAGTTTCATATTAAGTTTGATGGAACTGCAGAGACTTGCCCATACAAAGTGGGAGAGTTATATGATGGTCGACCCATTGTATCACTAGGTTTTAATTCTACTTTGTACGGACACACTTATCATTTAATTGTAGAAAGAGATAGAACACACCTAAGAACTAAGTTTGTGTTTGACGAAAAGCATGATATAAAGTTCTGCAAACCTGTGGAAAGAATGGGTAAGCAAATTTCAGAAGGTGAAGTTCAGAAGCTGTTAGCAAAGGCAGGAGACGGAACTTCATAAATATATCTGAAGGACTTATTGTAC